AATCTGCAACGCTCTCCTGCAATAACGACCAGACGCTTTTCGTTCCCAAGGCTTATGGTATTTGCGGAAAATACAGCAATTCCATGCTGAGTAATAATCCGAACAGCGGATTCTATGAAGCTGAAACTTCCAGAACCATTGATACCAGCAATCAGTCACCTTGCAAAAATCAAGGTGGTATGGTTGTAGTTGAGGGCAACGGCTCACGCCCATCACATCACGGTGACGGATACAAGGAATCGGAAACCATGTACACGCTGAATTGTACTGAAAATCACGCTGTTTCATATGGAATCGGCAGACCTGCAATGAATCAGGGGTACAATGCAAAATTTAGTTTTCAGATTGAAGAGGAAAAATCTCCTACAATCGTTGCATCGGGGGCAGGCGGAATCGCTCATCCGAAATACTCCACAAGCAAAAATTCTCATCATACCGTTGCCGAAAAGGAAAAAGCAAACACACTTGTGGCATCAGACTATAAAGACCCTCCTGTTGTCAATGACAGCACTCCTGAAATTGAATACATTGTAAGGAGACTAACACCGCAGGAATGTGCGTTACTGCAAGGTATGCCGACTTGGTGGTGTGACGATATCGGCATTGAAAATCCGACCGAAGAACAGATAAATTGGTGGCTGAATGTTTTTGAAATCTACAATAAGGCAATCGGAAAAGAGTGCAAGCCAAAAAGCCGTAAGCAGATTGAAAAATGGCTGAAAAATCCGTACTCCGATAGTGCCACTTATAAAATGTGGGGAAATGGCATCGCTTCAAGCAATGCTTTGTTCGTTCTGTCAGGAATCGCCTATTATGCACAAAACGAGGGGAAATAATTCTACATATCCTACACTTGCTATCTGTGGCATTCAGAGTTATCATGTGTACTACCGAAAAGGAGGTCAAACATATGATAATTGAATTTCATCTCACAGGAGAAAATCGAAAAGCACTGGTAAAAGCCATTAGCGAGATTTTAGAAATTTCTGCCGAATATCAGTATATGCCGACTTGTGCTTACAAGATCGGGGAATGTTATACCGTCACCAAAGAGGGCGACCTTGAAATCAGCGATTCTGCTGACGGAAAAGAGATTGAAATGCTGATTAGTGAACTTGCAAGCAGAGGGTATGAAATCCCGTCAGCAAATAAACTGACCGTTCAGATGCCTGCGGACTTCTTCACAGAACATACCCTGAACAATCTCTACCAAATCTGCAAGAATAAAGCCGTCCTGTTTCAGGCAGCTTTCAAAACAGATTCACTGGACATTATTCAGTCTGATGATAAAGTAGAATTTCCTTGGTTCACCGTTGAAAATGATGGTGATGCAGATGCCTACTGCATTTTCATTTCCATGCTCTGCGAATTTGCAAAGAATCAGAAACGTATCAATAACAAGCCTGAAACCACTGATAATCCCAAATACACAATGCGTTGTTATCTTCTTCGCTTGGGTATGATCGGTGCAAAGTACAAATCGGCAAGAAAGGCATTGCTCAGAAATCTTTCAGGCAGTTCAGCTTTCAGAAAGGCGGCAAATGATGAAGTTTCCGAATAAAAACTATCTGGCACAACTCCGAAAACAATACCCGATTGGAACGAAAATACAGCTGATTTCTATGCGTGATGAAAAATATCCCATTCTTCCGGGAACAATCGGTGAGGTCACTCATATCGATGATATGGGTTCCATACACATGAAATGGCAAAACGGCTCTTCTCTTGCCCTGATTCCAGAAGTGGATTCTTTCAAGGTTTTGGAAACCGAAAAATAAGGCAGAACCTATTCCATCGTACTGTATTTTACCATAGAAAATCAAGTAAAGCAAGACTGTATATTACACAATTATTCGGCGGATATACAGTCTGTTTTTCTGTTAATTTAGCCGCTTGATATGTCCTCCGTAATGCGGTAATATGTGATACAACGAAAGGGCAGAAAGCCCGAAATTACGGAGGAAAATACCATGAACGCTAAAACAGAAAGACAGATTGAAAACCTGAAAAATCAGACCATTGGGGTTGAAATTGAGATGAACCACATCACAAGAGAACGAGCTGCAAAGCTTGCCGCAGACTTTTTCGGAACAGGCAGATACGAATTCACAGCAAGCCGAAACGGATATAGCACCTGGTCAGCTTGGGACGCACAAGGCAGAGAATGGAAATTCCAGAAAGACGTCAGCATTGCAGGATGCGATGCTGAAAAGTGCGAACTGGTTACACCGATTCTTCACTACAGCGACATTGAAACCTTGCAGGAACTGGTCAGAAAGCTTCGCAAGGCAGGAGCAGTAAGCCACGCAGGGGTTGGGGCAGGAGTTCATATTCACATAGGAGCGAATGGACACACACCGCAGAGCCTGAGAAACCTTGCAAACATCATGGCAAGCCACGAAAGACTGATTGCAGATGCTTTGAAAATTGACCAGGGCAGAATGAACAGATATTGCAGAACGGTAAACCCAAGATTCATTGAACAGCTGAACAAAAAGAAACCCACCACAATGGCACAGTTTGCAGATATCTGGTACACAGCAAACGGTGCGAATTACGGAAGAAATCAACATTACAACGATAGCAGATACCATATGCTGAACTTTCATGCAACCTTTACAAAAAGCACAATCGAATTTCGACTTTTCCAGTTTGACAAGCCTACAGCAGAAAAGAAAAACGGACTTCACGCAGGACAATTGAAAAGCTACATTCAGCTTTGCCTTGCACTTTCCGAAATGGCAAAGGAACTGAAAATAGCAAGCCCAAAACCACAGCAAACAGAAAATCCGAAATTTGCAATGCGAACATGGCTGATTCGATTGGGACTGGTTGGTGAAGAGTTCTCCACAGCAAGAAGTTTTCTTACCAAGAACCTTGACGGAGATGCGGCTTTCAGATACGGCAGAGCCTGAAAAGGCTCGCCCTCAAGGGCAACGGGTGGCAACATCGCCGCCCACGTTGCTTTTGTGGGATAGTTTCCCTACTGAATGAACAACGCCACACAAGCCCACACAGCTCCTGATTTCGCAAAGTGTAATCTGAACAAATACCACACAAGAAAAGGCACAGATATTTTGTGGATTTAGCGGGTTGCATTCACTCCGAAAAAGAGTTAATATGTGACTACCGCAAAGCGGAATTCACAAAAAGGAAGATGCAGATGAAAAGATACTATATCGCCTACGGTTCAAACCTCAATGTCCGTCAGATGAAGTACAGATGCCCAACAGCAAAAATCGTTGGAACTGCGGTTATCAGAGATTATGAACTGCTTTACAAAGGCAGCAAAACAGGCTCCTACCTCACCATTGAAAAAAAGAAAGGTTCGCTTGTTCCGGTTGCTGTCTGGGAAGTGACTGCCGCCGATGAACACAGCCTTGATATTTACGAGGGCTATCCTAATTTCTACTACAAGAAAAATATGAAAATCAGGCTTTCCGAAACTGGGAAAATGATTGACGCTTTTGTGTACATCATGCACGAGGAACGCAGGCTTGGGATTCCAACTTCTGCATATGTCAGCACCTGCAAATTCGGGTACACCATTTTCGGATTTGATTTCAAGTACCTTGATGAAGCCTATGAAAAAAGTCTGAAAGGAGTTGCCAACAATGAAAAATGAAGCCCTGACAGAAAGAGCCTGCCCGAAATGCGGATGTGTTTATACTGAAGTTCCTGCACTTTCCAGAACCGACAACAAAACGCTGATCTGCCCTGATTGCGGAATCAGAGAGACTTTGGAAAGCATGGGGATTTCCAAGGAAGAACAAGAAAAAATCATCAGCATTATTCACCGTAACACAGCAGAATAATCAAACACAAGCCGCCACGTTTGGCTGTGTGGCAATTCAGGGATTCCTCCGTAAAGTTTTCCCCATTGCAATGAAGCCCCACACGAGCCGACAGGGCGGCTTTGTGTTGCTGTCATATTCTACACAATAGTCTCCTCTGATTTCGGCGTTATGTTTGTTACATTTATTATCGAAGATATCGTTGACTATTTGCCTGAGATGCGGTAATATACAACACAACGGAACGGAAAACCGACCGAAAACCACGAAATTTGGAGGAAAACACCATGAACGAACAGATTAAAAACTACTTTGAAAACCTCAGAATAAATTCTGAGAACGATGCCACCAAGCTGAGCCGAGGAACCCTTGAAGCCTACTGGACTTACGAATTCAACCTCAACCACAACAGCAGCGAATTTGAATGCAACGAGCTTCCCTGGACAACAGACATGAGCGACTTTGTTAAGACGATGAGAGAAGCGGGGGTTGAAACCATAGCGGTTACAGAAACAAGCACAGCACTTCTTGAAAATCTGCACAAACTTGCCGCACAGGGGTGCAGCATTGATGGACTTTGCATGATAACCAGACCGGACATCTGGGGCAATGCAAAGGAATACCCTGCAATTCGCATCAGACTGAACTAAAAACAAAAGAGCCAAGGGGCAGAACAAACTGCCCCGCAGACGGCTCAGAAAGGAAATCCATATGAAAGTACTTATCGTTGAACCAAGAAAACGACCAAGAGAAGCTGAAATTGACGGCAGTCTGGAATCCATGCAGAAAACGGTCGGCGGGTATCTGCAAGCGATATACCCTTTTGAAGATGAAATTGCCCTTGTTTGTGATGATGAATCAAAGTTGAAATCCGATACGGAGTGGAACAGAATGCTTCCTGAAACAGGTGACATCATCAAAGGCACATTTTTCATCGCAGGTCTTGGAGCAGAAGATTTCACAGATCTTTCTCCTGAATTTATGGAAAAATACAGACAGCGATTTTGGAACATTGAACTTTTCATTCCCACACCAAACGGTCTGATGCCGATTGTAATCAGGGACTGACAGCACGCACGTTCGACTGTAACGGCAAGTAAAACCGATTCCGAATACCTTTCCAATTTGAAAGGCAACGCCACAAACGCAAACGTGGCGGCTGCTTTTTTTGCTGTCATAATCTACACAATACAGGGGCGGTTTTCAGACTGTATATTCTGGCAGTTTAGCCGCTTGCAATTATACACGCTATGCGGTAATATGTAATCACCGAAAGGGTGCGGGTGTCCGGTGGACACCTCTGCGAAGCAGAAGCACCGACCGAAGCGACAGCTGAGACAACAACCAAAAAACCACGAAACACGGAGGAAAACACAATGGTATCATACGGAATCGCAAAGGCAAGAGCAATGGCAAACAGAACGGACTGGAACGAAAGAACCGAAATCACAAAGGCGGTCATCACTTGGTTTGATGAAAATTACGAATACGACCTTGAAATTGAAAATGAGGACAGAATGGACGACGAGGAGTTCACAGCATGGGTTGAGAAAAACGCAGAAGACCTTGCAAAGGCGGATGCTGAAGAAAACGAAACGATTTTTGAAGGCATTGACAGAATCAACTTCAAGGAGGACTACATCGACGATGATGCCCTTTTTGATGAGGAATACGAAAATGCCTGCGAATTTGAATGGGAATGCATGACGGGAAGATAAATTTCCCTTTCAAACCCACAAACCACAGCCTTGGAAACAAGGCTGTGTGGCTCGTACCGAAGAAATATAGTACACAAAATAGTCCTGCAATGTTTGTGCAGTATATTTTTTCGTTATGACTTGATAAACTTGAATTTGTATGGTAACATGGTTACAATGGGAATGGAATCTCGATTACAAAACTGCCCCATGAGGGCATTAAAATAAATGATGCAGACTTGCTTTTGGCAGGTCTTTTTTGTTTGGAGGTGAGAACAATAGCAAGATTTAAACCGACCCGTTTTATGGCGGAGGATTCCAAGTATAACAAAAAGGCGGCAGATTATGCCGTCTCTTTTATTGAATGCCTCAGCCACACCAAAGGCACATGGGCAGGAAAGAAATTTGAACTGCTGGACTGGCAGGAACAGATTATCCGTGACCTGTTTGGAATCTTGAAACCGAACGGCTATCGTCAGTTTAATACAGCATATATTGAAATTCCGAAAAAAATGGCAAGAGTGAGCTTGCAGCTGCCGTCGCTCTGCTATTAACTTGCGGTGACGGAGAACAGCGAGCGGAGGTCTATGGTTGTGCCGCAGACCGACAGCAAGCCTCGATTGTTTTTGACGTTGCCGCAGATATGGTTCGTATGTGTCCGGCATTGATGAAAAGAGTCAGGATACTTACTGCACAAAAAAGAATCGTATATACACCAACAAACAGCTTTTATCAGGTGCTTTCGGCAGAAGCCTATTCCAAGCATGGTTTCAACATTCATGGGGTTGTGTTTGATGAGCTTCATACGCAGCCGAACCGAAAACTGTTCGATGTTATGACCAAAGGTTCCGGTGATGCCAGAATGCAGCCTTTGTATTTCCTGATTACCACAGCCGGAACGGATACCAATAGCATCTGCTATGAAGTCCACCAAAAAGCGAAGGATATTCTGGAGGGCAGAAAACATGACCCTACTTTCTATCCAGTGATTTATGGTGCAGATGAATCCGAGGACTGGACTGACCCGAAGGTGTGGAAAAAGGCAAATCCAAGCCTGGATAAGACCATCGGAATGGATAAGGTGGTGGCTGCGTGTAATTCTGCAAAGGAAACTCCCGGTGAAGAAAATGCTTTTCGACAACTGCGTTTGAATCAGTGGGTAAAACAGGCGGTGCGTTGGATGCCGATGGAAAAATGGGACAAATGCAAGGTCGCTTTTGATGAAGAGATGCTTGCAGGTCGTATCTGCTACGGTGGGCTTGACCTTTCCAGTACAACAGATATTACAGCTTTTGTACTTGTCTTTCCACCTACTGAAGATGATGAACATTATTATGTTCTGCCTTACTTCTGGCTGCCGGAAGAAACACTGCCACTCAGAGTAAGACGTGACCATGTTCCATATGATATATGGGAGCGACAAGGCTATCTGAAAACTACCGAAGGCAACGTTGTTCACTATGGTTTTATTGAAAATTTCATAGATGAACTGGGGCAGAAGTTTCATATCAAAGAGATTGCTTTTGATAGGTGGGGTGCAGTGCAGATGTCGCAGAATCTTGAGGGGTTAGGTTTTACGATGGTACAATTTGGACAAGGATATAAAGATATGTCACCGCCTACCAAGGAACTGATGAAACTGACTCTGGAACAGACCCTTGCCCACAACGGACACCCTGTTCTTCGGTGGATGATGGATAACATTTTCATCAGGCGTGACCCTGCCGGAAATATCAAGCCGGATAAAGAAAAATCCACAGAGAAGATTGACGGTGCGGTTGCCATGATCATGGCTCTTGACCGTGCAATCCGCTGTGGATGCGTTTCTGATGAGTCGGTTTATGATACGAGGGATATGCTGGTGTTATAGGTTTGATTATCTTTGCAAACTGGAATTTCTTGAATGGTCGGATATTCTCCGTTATGATCTTTTAAATATTCATTAATTTGATCTTGAGTAATATTCATATATGCAATTTGTGTGGAAACCTGCATTTCCTTATCTGTATAACTCATCTTCTCTAATCTCCCCCATTTCTTGATTAAATTCATCAATACTCATTTTCCAAATACCTTCCTCTGCTCCCCGTGCTACTTCTTCATATTTTGTGTTCAAAAAATGAATCAAGTCGGAATTGCAGGAAAGGGAGGGATACTCGCTATAATATTCTTCTACAGTTTTCTCATCATCCAACAATATAAAAGTAACTCTTAAAAAACGAGGATTTGTATCAGAAACAATACTTTTCATAAAGAAATATAATTCTTCATTACTATAGCAATCTAAAAAATCAGAAGATAGATACAAATCAATCTTTGGTTGAACGCTATATGCAGACATCTCATCATTGTATTCTTCAATTGTGATATTCGTATTCTTGATTTCTTTTTCTTTAAACGGAATGCTCGGAACATCTACATCAATGTAAAAATACAAATTGACATCGGCGAAGGTTTTTTCCACGATTTTCTTGTATTGGTCTCCAATGATCGATTGGATATAATCATCTTTTCCGCCACGTGTTTCAATCAGGCTATACACCTCAAACAATAAATCAGGATCATTTACTGGATATGCAATTGTTCGATGAGAATCCATGATAGTTTTCACTTCGAACTCTTCTCCATACTTTTCGTATAGCTGCTCTTTCGCAAATTTTGCTAAATC